GTATTAGATGCAATCTTAAGAGCTGGTCAAGCATTAGATGAGCAGAATGTTCCAGAGACAGGCAGATGGATGGTAATCCCATCTTGGATGGCCCCAGTCTTAAAGAATAGTGAACTAAGACAAGCATATCTTACTGGAGATAATGAGTCTACATTAAGAAATGGTAAGATCGGTATGGTTGACAGATTTACATTATATGTATCTAACAACTTAACTGGTGTTACAGATGGTTCAGATACAGCTTATCATGTACTTGCTGGTACAAGAGATGCTATTTCATTTGCATCTCAAATGAGTAATGTTGAAACTATTCGTTCAGAATCTACATTTGGTAATATCATTCGTGGATTGAATGTCTATGGTTACAAAGTTACTAAGCCAGAAGCATTAGTTGACCTATATGTAAAACAAGGTTAATAGCTGAAACACAAGGGCAGTCATTACGATTGCCCTTTTTTTATTAAGGAGTAAACATGGCTAAAGTTATTAAAGATAAAAGAGATGGTCACATTTTTGCGTATGATCCAAAACTTTTAGAAAAAGATTATATGGAAGAGGTGGAGATAAAAGATGAAACTACCAGCACTAAGACTTCTAGCAAAGATGCGAAAGAAACGAAAGCAAAACCTACTGCTAAGAAGCGTTAATAAAATTATTAATTTATTTAGGAAAGATTAATCTATGGCAACATTTCAATCTATCATTGATAGTACAAGAGTCTTTTTACAAGATGATGCTAAGACAAGATATACTGATGCACAGTTACTTGATTATGCAAATGAAGCCATAGGTATATCTAGGAGTCTTAGACCAGATTTCTTTTTGGGATCTCTTAAGACTGCGTTAGCTACCTATATTTTAACAGATGATGTTCCTATTCCATTAGAGTATCAGTCATATCTCAAAGATTACATTATGGGAAGAGCTGAATTTAGAGATGATGAATACTCTCAAGATGGAAGAGTAGGATCATTGATAGCAAGATTTAAACAAGGTCTTATAGCAAAATGAGTACATATTCAGATTTTTATGATGGTGTTATTCCTGATGTACCCGGAGTAACAACAAGTGTGGCAGAGCTGGCCATTAAAAATACAGTTATAGACTTTTGTGAACAAAGTCTAATTTTACAAAGAGATCACGAACCAGTTACTGTGATTGCTAATGTTAACGATTATGACTTTGAACCAGAAACTGGTGAACTTGTAGTTAAAGTTATGAGAGCTTGGTATAAGTCTTTTCAGTTAACACAACTAGCACCAGATGATATTGGTATACCTGAAATATATAATAGGGCATTTCCAACTGCATCTACATCAACAAGTGATCCTCAATATATTTTACAAAAGGATGAAAGAACATTTACATTGTATCCAATGCCAGCAGAAACAGTAGGTAGTGCGATAACAATGAGAGTTGCTCTAAAACCAACTAGAGCTGCAACAACTATTAATGATGTTCTTTTAGAAGATTACTTTGAGATTATTAGTGCTGGTGCTAAATATAGATTGCTTCTTTCACAAGGCAAACCATATACTAGTCCACAACTAGCAGCTGTAGAAAGAGATATTTATGTTAGTGGCATTAATAAAGCTAAACAAAGAGCAACAAGAGGACACTTGCGTTCAGACTTAAGTGTTAAGTATAGGACAATATAATGGCAGAGAAAATATATTTAGTACAAGGTGATTCAAGACCAGATGTTATTTGTGAATTATCAGATCAAAAAACTGGAGATCCTGTAGCTATAGATGGTGCAACAGCAAGAATGAAGTTTAGAAAAGTTGGTGCAACTACAACTTTAACTACATTAACTGGAACACTATTACCTGGAGTTACAGTTGTTGCCGCAGATGGAACAAGTTCTGTGTCAGTAGATGCACCATACAATATAGCTGGTTCAGGTGGAAGAGTTCAGTTTGTTTGGGGAGCTACAGACTTAAATATAGATGCAGGTGATTATGAAGGAGAGATAGAAGTAACTTTCTCTAATAATAAAATACAAACTGTTTATGATGTTTTAAAATTCAAAGTAAGGGAAGATTTTAATTAATGGCATTTTCAAGACTTCGTGCTAGTGTAACTTTTGTCAATCCAAAGACAAAAACAACTACAGAGTTTCCTGTAGCGAAAATTGAGTGGATAGACATTAAGATAAGTGCGAGTTTAGATATTAGAGGATTAAATCCTACTATATCATTTGCAGTTAATGTATCAGAACAAAACTTCTTATCATTTACTAAAAACTTATCGGATGTATTTACACCAGTTGATAGTGGATTAAGTTTCTTAGTTAGTAAATCATTAGCTAATTCTGTTATACCAACAGATGATTTCTTAGGAGCTGCTAATCCTGATGATGATCAGACAATGTCATTTACAAAAACATTATCTGATGTTTCATCTATATCTGCTGTAATAGATGCTGTAAATCTTTCTAAACCTTTAGATGATAGTCAATCAATAGCAGACGATGATAGCTTTGCATTTGATAAAGCATTAACTGATACTCCATCTGTTATTGATGTTGATACTTTTTTATTAGATAAGAGTATTACTGATTCATCTACACCTTCTGAACAATTAACAAATAGTCTTACTAAAGCATTAACTGATTCATCTTCACAATCTGATTCAGGAACAATCGTTCATTTAACTTATTGTGATGCAACTTATTTTGACGATCCAACTTATGTTGGAGCTACATCAACTTTTTAAAGGATAAAAATGAAACAAGAAGAAAACATAAAACTAACTGGTAATCTTACTATTGTTTTAAATAGAGAGAATGGAACTAAAGATGTTTATGAACATAAAAATCTTGTAGTAACAACTGGTAAAAACTTTATTGCATCTAGAATGAAAGATACAACTGATGCTGCTATGTCACATATGGCTATAGGTTCAGGTAATACTGCGGCTGCAGCAGGTGATACTGCATTAGGAACACAGTTAGATATTCAAAGTTTAACTTCAACTACAGTATCAACAAACACAGTAACTTATGCAGCTACATTTGGAGCTGGTGATGGAACAGGAGCTGTTGCAGAAGCTGGAGTATTTAACGCAGCATCTTCAGGAACTATGTTATGTAGATCTGTATTTTCAGTAGTTAATAAAGCTGCTGGTGATTCTATGACAGTTACATGGGTTATTACAATATCTTAAAGGAAAACTATGTCGACAATAATTACAAGGCAAACAGGTGCTACTGCTAAAAATTCTGCACTTACTAATACAGAGTTAGATAATAACTTTATCAATCTTAATACAGATAAGATGGAAGGTTCTAATAATCTTAGTGATGTATCTAGTGCATCTACAGCAAGAACTAATTTGTCTGTATATAGTCAAGACGAAGTACAAACACAAGCAATTCAATTTGCAATAGCATTAGGATAATAAAATGGCATTTAAATCAAGCGTAGCAATAAACATATCTAACAGTTCAGGATCTCCAACAGATTTATCTGATACAGTTGCAGCATCTACAACACATACTGTTATAGGTTTATCATTATCTAATACTTCTACATCTAATATTACTGTATCTGTATTTTTAGATAAGCTCAATACTACAGAATCATTCTTAGTAAAAGATGCAACTGTATTACCTGGTGGTGCATTAGTTGTGGTAGGTGGAGATCAGAAATTAGTATTAGAACCAACAGATGTTATACGAGGATATGCTAGTGCAGCTAATTCTTGTGATGTTGTTATTAGTTATTTAGTATAGGAGATTAGATGGCAACGATAGGTAACGCACCAGTCTTTCCAACAGAAAGTGTTCTACCAGGTAATTTACAGGTTACAGGAACTAGTCTAACTGTAAATGGAAATGAAGCATTAGTCGTAGATAAAGCGACTCAACCTATAGAAGTAAGTTCTTCGGCAGCTAATGGTTCTATAAAAATAGATTCATCAGGTAGAGTATTTTCTCCCAATAGATGTTATTTTAGTGCCATTAAAACTACTCAACAAAGTATTCCAGCTACTAGTTGGACTTTAGCAAATCTTGAATCAACTGATTACAATGTTGGTTCGCATTTTGATTTATCAACAGATAGATTTACTGCACCTGTAGATGGGTATTATGCATTTCATTACACAGCTTATTTTTTGACAGCCGTTACTGGATACTTATATACATCATTGAGAAAGAATGGCACTTTGTTATATGGTACAGGTCTTCAAACTAATGCACATATGAATGATAATACATTATCTCATAGCACAATACTAAGTTTAAATGCTAATGATTACATTGAAATGTGGGTTTATCATGGGGCTAATGGCTCTTTAAATCCAGGAACAGACAGAACTCGTTTTAGTGGATATTTAATAGGATAAAAAATATGGTAAATT